TGCCCAGCAAGTACGCTCTAGCTTGCTAATCTATGCCAAAGAAATCCGTATCACTGTCCGTTGGTCGAGGCGAAAAGCTGCCTGCGTCGAGGGGCGCAGGACTGACAGCTAAAGGTCGCGCCAAGTACAATCGCGCTACAGGCAGCAACCTCAAGGCTCCAGCACCTAGTCCAAAGACCAAGGCTGACGCTGGCCGCAAGAAGAGTTTCTGCGCTCGTATGGCTGGTGTAGTTGCCAAAGCCAAAGGCCCGGCAGAACGGGCTAAGGCAAGTATGAAACGCTGGAAGTGCTAATCTTATGAAATACCTACTAGAACGGCTCAAAGAGCCATCCACATGGCGCGGCTTGTTTGCGCTACTGACTGCTATTGGCTTAAAGTTGCATCCCGAAATGCAGGAAGCCATCTTGACAACTGGACTTGCGCTGATCGGCATGATTAACGTGGTGCGAAAGGAATCAAATGATACCAAGCCTGCTGCAAATAGTACGCCTGTGGTTGGAGATCAAGGCTAAACGGGCCTCATGGGAGCTGGAGCGTGACATAGCTAAGTACTGTGATGATGTCGAAACTCAGATCATTGAAGCTAGGGCTAGTGGCCGTGATGCTTTGGCTGACAGGTTGCGTCACCAGTTCACGCGATCAAGCAAGATACTTGTATCCTCCCAGCAAGGAAATCCTTGAGCTTCAGGCCGGACAAACGTACACTGCCGAGGTGGCGCAGAAATGGCATTCGGACGCTCGATACCAACGTCTTGAGCTTGACCTATTAAATGCTGTATCTGCCGCAAAGCAGGCACAACATAGATGAATCTAAAAGATGCTGGTATTGATATTGGTCTTGCTATTGCTGGCTTGTTCGGGGCGATCTTAATGTCGTCTAAACAGGCAGGGCAAAACATTGGACGTACCATTGCATCGTTGATCGGCGGGGCTGCTAGTGCAAACTATGTGACTCCACTTATTTTGAAGATCGCACACTTGGACGGGGAGCCTCAGTATGGGTATGCCGCCGGGTTCCTTCTTGGGTTTTGTGGTTTGCGAGCCGTAGAGAACTTGTCTGAAAAACTTTTAGCCAGCCATGACGTTAAGCCCCTTAGTTCTATTAAACGCCCTCGCAAATAGCGTTCTTGCTATAAGTGCGATCCATTTGTGGCTGAAGATATTCGGGCACGAAGACAGTGCTATTTATCGGCACAAGTATGCAGCTCACCTATGTAAGATTGCAACTGCGGTGACCATCTGTGGCTCAGTAGCCAATATCTTTGCACACCAAGAACCACCAGTCACAGAGTTCGTCCTTAACTTAGGGGTGGCCTGCAACTATGTGTGGCTATCTTGGTTCTCGTCAATTTCCAATCCAGTTAAGCCTGAGCCAAAGAAACCATTAACTCCCAAATCCAATGGAAAGCCCAAGCGAAATGTTCGACGACCTTAAGGAGATTGGATCAGTTTTAGGCGTAAACGTAGCTGCGATTGCATTGTCGTTGTCTGAAGTAGAGCAGACAATCCGCATTGTCAGTGGCGTGCTGGCTATCATTTACACAACTACCAAGCTGTATAAGATCCTATGGAAATGAACCTTTCAAAGAAAGGACTAGAGTTTATCGTCAATCAGGAGACTGGTGGACGCGCATATTATGAAAAGATGCTCAAATACCCAACATGGCCCGGAGTTGAGTCAGGGGTCACTATTGGCGTTGGCTGGGATTGCGGCTACAACACTGTTAGTCAGCTCTGTAGCGATTGGGGTACACTGCTTGATGAGGAAGCTATTGAACCGTTAAAGACATGTTGTGGACTCAAGGGACGGGCCGCTATGGCGTTTCTGCCAACTGTCAAAGACATCGAGATTCCTTGGGATGCTGCCGTTGAAGTGTTCAATAAACATACAGTCCCTCGGTTTTATCTGATGATGCTTCGGACTTACCCCCAAGCTGAAAGCCTTCACCCAGATGCTGCCTCCGCGCTTTTGAGTCTTGTCTTTAACCGGGGCGGATCACTTAACGGTGAACGCAGGATCGAGATGTCAGACATCAAGGCATGTTTGATAAACAAGGAGTATTCTGATATACCTGACTTGCTCCGTAAGATGAAACGTCTGTGGCCTGAGACGGCTGGGCTACGGAAACGTAGAGATGCAGAAGCCGCACTATTTGAACAAGCATATGCCTAAGTCGATGAAATCCCTAATGATGATCCTTGGTGCCCCTATGGGCGGCAGGGAACGCTCCTGTCCTGAATGTGGATCTCCACTAGAATCTGATGGCTGCTGCTCTGAATGTGGCTACGGAGAAGAAGAGGATGACATGGAGTCCGAGGACGAAGGCGAAGACATGCATAATGAACGGATGAAAGAGATCCGTGATGATCTTCAGCGTGTAGTAGACAAGCTCAGTAAGCTTATTTCCTAATGGCACAAGAAGCACAGGCGGAAGGTGATAACATGTTCATCGGATTTGCGAGTCGTCTCGACCCTGCAAACTTGCAGCCCGGCATCTTGCAAGCGAGCTTCAATACGCGACTTCAGCGTGGGATTGCCCAGCCCCGCAAGGGTACCAAGCGGTTGACCGAGACTGAACTTATCGGTTTAACGATGGTTGGCTCTGGCCTGTACGTTGACGCTGATGGCCACGACAACATTGTGATGGTCTTTACGGACAGGCTATACCTGTACAAACCAGCTCAGGGGCAGGATGCCGAGGACTTGATCGGGCCATACCTGTTTCCTGCTGGCAGGACAATCGAGGTTGGTGGTATCTGCGACGTAGTGACGGCGCTGAACAAGGTGTACATCTTCCGTGGGAAATACGACAAGACGACGTTTGTTGCTACTGAGTCCAACGGTGACATCCTCGATAACGCGACTGGCACGATCACAATCACGACGACGCTACCGCACAATTACTCTACCGGCGACGAGGTCACCATTGGGCGCACAGACGGCTCAGATACGGCAGGACAGGCCGTTACTGGCAGTTACGTCATCACGGTTACTGGCACGACCACATTTACATTCCAATACACGAACAACACAGGCGTTACCTACGCCGCTAGGACTACACAGGCAGGCTGGACGGCTCGCCGTGGGTTGCCACCACTTATCTGGCAGGATGGATTAGCTGCTGCTACATTTGCGCAGCAGAAGTTTGTTATTGATGGCACTACGGTCACGGGTATCACCCAGTCTGTGCCTTGCGCTGACTTTGGGCTGTACTTCCAGAACAGACTCATCCTTAAGTACGGTGACTACCAGATGTTGGTGAGCGACATCCTGAGCGAGCAGTGCGACACGACGCTCAATAACTTTATCATCAATACTGGCGGGAACGACTCAATTGTAGGGGTGCTGCCGTGGGTGCAAGACCAGTTCTTGGTCTTTATGACCAACAGTATCTACGTTGTTTTTGTAGAGACGGACAACTTTAACATTAACTCACCTCCGGGAGCCAACAGTTCTACAACTGTCATAACAACCGAGATTGGCTGCTTGGCTAGAAGGTCTATTGTATCAGCGGGGCAGTTCGTGTTCTTCTTGTCTGCCAATGGCGTGCATATGCTTACGCCTCAGCTTGACCTGAAGCTGCTAGGCAACACGCTGCCGCTCAGTGAGCCAATTGCGGACTTCTTTGAGAGCGTTAACTACGACGCAGTTCAAAACTCGGTAGCTGCTTACTATAACAACCGCTTCTACATTACGATGCCCACAGGCACGGCGACTAGGAACGACAAGATCCTTGTATACAATACGCTGAACCAGAATTGGGAGTCGATTGACTATTATCCTGCCGAGTTGTTCCAAGATAACTTGATCTTGTCCGCGTATCTTAATCAGCGCCGGCTAATGATTATCACTAACTTTGCTGGAGCCAATCAGTACGGTGGCGTGTTCTTAAGCGAGGAGCAAGTGCAGGGCGATGAATTCAATTACTCTGATGCGCTTCCAGTTCTTCCGTTTACCCTGTTCCCGCCATCAAACCAAATCACTCCATCAACTATAATTCCAAGCACACAAAACTTTGTGCACATTCCAGCTTCTGTAAAGACTAGGGAGTACACGTTTGGTGGCACTTCCGAGAAAAGATACAGCAGGGGCGAGTTTAGCTTTAACAACGTGCAGAACGATTTTGTACAGATTGACACGACCACTTACGACCCAGACACTACCGAGACGGTGCTGGAGTACAGCTTTAGTGGCAACTCAGACGGCACACTCAGGCCAAGAATAGCAGCTCGGGGCGCTTCGATTGCCTGTACGATAAGTTTTGTGGTTGGAAGACCATCCTTGAAGAGTGCGGCTGTTTATGCTATAGCTGCCAATAGACCAATGATCTCGCAGGAATAACCTTATGCCCGGACAACAAATCCAAAAAGGAACAACTTACGTCAACTATCCAGCAGTTGGCAACTCTCAGGTTACCGCTGAAAACCTGAACGATCATGTCGATAACGCGATCTTGTTGCCGGGAGCTATCTCTGCGCAGGCAGAAAGTACACCGCAAGCCAGTGATTATGTTTTGTCTGAACGTGGTGGTGCTTTGTTTAAATATACACTTTCTGCCATCAAAGACTTGTTTGCGTCGTATTTTCCATTGTTGACCGGCGCAACAATGACTGGTCCGCTTATTCTTAATAACAGCAGCCCGGCGACTTCTGCTACAGCAGCCAGCAAAGGATACGTTGACGCTACAGCAGCAGCGGCGACATTGCCGGGAGCAATTGTGATGTGGGGTGCCTCGACGGCTCCGTCTGGCTGGCTAGAGTGCAATGGGCAGTCTACGGCTGGATATGCCAACCTTATTGCAATTTACGGCACAAACGTACCTGACTTGCGCGGTGAGTTTATTCGTGGATGGGATCATGGAAAAGGTGTTGATCCGGGGCGCGGAATTCGGTCTTTTCAAGGCCAAGACATCCAGCCGCATACACATATGCCCCCATCTGGATACCAATATGTAACAACTCCATTTACTGGTGATGGAGAAATTGATGGCTCAGGTCGTACAGGAGAAGGGGAGCGAAATGGAAATGAAGTTCCATCTGCGTCCGCTGGTGGCACCGAAACTCGTCCCCGCAACGTAGCCTTGATGTTCATCGTCAAAACCTAATGACCGTACAGGACTGGGAACAACTTGTAGACACGCTTTATGAACAATGCCGCAACCATATTCAGCTTCTGGGACAGGTATCCCGAGATGATGTGGATGGTTATCTTAGTTTCTATGGTGTGCATGACAGTATTTATGTGGCTAGGCGTGACGGCATCATCACAGGCATCGCGACTACACATCCGGGCGTTAGCGACTTCAACTGGAAGTGGCGTAAGCCCAATGGCACATGGACGATCCACATGGCGTGGGCTAGCGAGCCTGAAGCTGTTGGTGAAATGTTTAGGCAGTTTTTTCAACGTAAAACACCTATCACGCAAGTTTGGGCATGGAGACACGATCATGCCGTTCCAATAACCCCAAGGAAACTAGAAAGACTTTTATATGGGCGGAGGTAAAACTCAAGTTGTACAAGCACCACCAGCTCCTAATTATCAGGAGTCGATGCGGTCGATTCTTCAAGC